TAGACCCTGTTTCAGCCTCTATCTTTTCTTTTCCCTTGTTTATTCCTGCACCTGACTAGGCCCTTCTAAAGCCCCTAGTCCCTTTTCCTAGCCACCCTCTAAGGCCCTTTCCAAAGCCCCTTAGAGACTCCTATCTTCCACTCATCTTAATGAGCCATGTCTTACCAGGCTGCTCTAGATGCCCTCAACTCAACATCTCATCGAGATGCTTCTACCAACCCCATACTCAATTCAGTCGTCGAGCCTCTTCGCGACTCTCTTTCCTCCTATCCCTACCTCATACCAAAGGAGGACATTCCTCTCATCTTATCCTTCGGCATTCCAGTTTCAGGACTGGGTACCGACCCTCACCCTCACCCCATCCACAAAACCATCGAAATCCATCTTCTTTTCACTCACTGGCGCCACCTTGCTCGTCTCCCATCCACTGTGATGTTCATGAAACCTTCCAAATTCCGGAAGCTTCAGGCCATCAATCCCAACTTCTCTCATCTCCTCAACTACCGTCTAACCTCGGCCGACACCTGCCGATACCCCGAGACGTCAACGCACTTGCCAACCACGACAAGCTGCTTCATGCACGACGCTCTCATGTACTACCACCCCTCTCAAATTCTAGACCTCTTCATGAGCTGCGAACAACTGCAAACCCTCTACTGCAGCCTCATTGTTCCCCCAGAATCCCATTTCACCAACCTTTCTCTCTATCCCTCCGTCTATACCTATCAAATTCACGGCCGCACCCTGCATTACATCCCAGAATCTCACCATGCCGGCAGCTACGACCAGCCTCTAGATGCCCTCTCATGGCTCAAGATTCACTCCATCCCCCACCCATCTCTCACCCTATCCGTAACTCGCCTGGAATCTTGGGGCCCATGCCACTCCCTACTCATACAACGAGGCCTCCCTCCAAGACCATCCCTCTCGACTCGCCCGCCACCCCTCCCCAACAATCCAATCCGACCCTTGACCCCATCACACCTCAACCGGGTCAGTGCCAAGCTTGCATGCCTGCAGGTCACTCTAAGGTCCCCACCACTCTCGTATCTATCCTTCATGATACCCGATTGCCTGGAACTTCCACAGGCCACCTTCCTCCGCCAACCCCTCAGACACCGCCTCATCCCGCTCTCAGTGTACAACTCCCTCTTCACCTACACCCGAGCCGTCCGTACACTTCGGACCTCCGACCCCGCCGGCTTTGTAAGAACCCAATCCAACAAACCCGAGCACAAATGGGTCACTCCAAAAGCCTGGGACAATCTCCAGACTTTTGCCCTTCTCAACGCTCCAATACGACCTCAGGTCGTCTACGAGTTTCTCCTAAACCCTCTCCAACGTCTTCGCCTCCATCTTCAACAACACTGGCGGCGATACCTCCTCTTCTCTTCCCCCCTCCTATCAACACTAATCACTCTCCACACTCGGGCTCTCCCACTCCCAATCCCTTTTCCCATTCCCCTCGTCAAAGACCAATTCTACCATCGGTTTATCGAGGACCGGTTTCCCTCAACCATCCCTCCATTTCACCCATACAACAAACCCCTCCTAATCACCCTCCCTTGCCAGAAACAACTCCACCAACTCCTCAACAATACCAAACTTCTCCTCCCCGCCCTTTTCAAAAGAAATCACCCCCTCTCCTCATTGGTTCCCTTCCTGTTTTCACGGAAGAAACCACTGTCCATCACCCTCCCCGCTCTCACTTCAAATCCCCCCGTCCAATTCCCCCACCGCTTCACTTCTTCCTATCCCAATTGCTGGGCTCTGCGCAACCGAATTCTTCCAGGATTCGCGCCTCAGCCCGCCTTTCTCAGCTTCTCCAAAACTTTCCTTACCACCACCCAACTTCTCCCCCTTCCTCTCCCTCTCAAGACCCTCCTCATCCTAACCCCCCAACTCCTCTCCCTCTACTATCACGTAACCTCTCCTCTTCCCCCTCAACAACTCCTCGACAATTATCACAATTCTCTCCACCCCGACCAATTCCACCTCCACTGGACCCTCACCACCATCTCCGTTTCATCCCCAACCCCCTTCCTCCCCTTCGACCTCCCTCACCAACCTCCCCCTTCTCTATCAACTCAACCCCCCCCCACTCCCCGTTTTCAATCGCCTCCTCCAATTCCTACCACTCTTTCTGCTGAAATCCCCCCCCCCCCAAACCCCCCCCCAACCCACCCGGATTCCAATTTCCTTCCCTCAACCTCCACACCTGACCTACCTCCACCCCGAACCTCACCCCCAATTGTTGTCGACCCTAGTCACGTCGCCCACCATCCCTATCACCACCTTACCTCCAGGAGCCTGTACTCCATCCTAGACGACCCCGCCTACGAAACCTGCGTTCGCTCGGGTTTCGTCTCCATCAACCAATCCCCTTACTTGCCCACCAGCCTATTTGCCCGCGCCTCCACCTCAACTCCTACCCCCCCTCAATTCAACGTACCCCCTTCACTCTCCCACCTCCCCGTGTACTCCCCCCCCGATCCCCCTTCAACTCAGATTCCCCCAACACAATCCACCCTCCCCACTGGGGCCCTCACCTTCACTCCCGCCTCTGTCCCTCTCTCACACCCTCCCATCTCACCCCCCACTCCCCTTTCCCTTTCCACTCAACCCTTCTTCACAGATCCCACCTGCACAGGACCCGTCACAACCTTTGAACTCCTCTATCCTGCAGCATACCATCCCGACACAGCCACCTTTCAAACCCGCCTCCGTTGCCTCCCCCCAACTCCCCTACCCATCCCAAAAAACAAGTGCCTTCTCACAGCCTTCAGCTCCCAAACTCACTATTCTGAAGAGTCCATCTGGCACACTCTTCAAACCCTCCTGCCTGACTCCCTTCTCTCCAACCCCGAAATCTCCACACTCGGGCTCTCCACCGACATCCTCACCACTCTCTGCTACTACTACCACCTGCAAGCCGTTGTTCTCTGCCCAAACAGAGAACTTCATTTCGGCATCACCACCTCTTCCCAGACCATCACCCTCTCCTACGAGCCCGGCCCCCCTCGCCACTTTTCTTCCCGGCCTCGGCTCTTAGGCTCTGCCCCCCACTCCAACCCAGACTCATCTCCCCTAGTGCGACACGCTCTGCGTTTCAAACACAACCAACATTACCTTCCTTTCACCTCTTCTCACACTCACACTTCCTCTCTTCCCCACGCTAAAAACCTCATTTCTAACATGAAGAATGGGTTTGACGGCGTCACCTCAACACTCACTCAACCCCACCCAAACGGGCCCTCTCTCAGGGACAAACTTTTCACTCTGGACTCACTTATTGATCATTCTTCTGCGAAGTCCATCCCGGTCATCCACATTTCCGGGTTCGCTGGTTGTGGAAAAACGCACCCCATCCAACACCTCCTCAAAACCCGCCCCTTTTTGCACAACTTACGCTTGAGCACACCAACCAACGAACTCCGCTCCGAATGGAAGCGAGACATGCGCCCCACTCCTGAAAACATCTGGCGCTTCTCCACTTGGGAATCCCTCCTCTTCAAGCATTCCGAAATCCTCGTGATCGACGAATGCTACAAATGCCCGAGGTACCATCACCTTCATTCCATTCTCGCTGACCCAACCCTGCAAACTGTCATCCTTCTTGGCGATCCTCTCCAAGGCGAGTATCACTCCAATAACCCCCACAGCACCAACCACCCCCTCCCCTCTGAAGTTCTTCGTTTCGCAAGCTACATTGATTGCTATTGCTGGTGGACTTACAGACTCCCCATCAAAACCGCCAACCTGTTCCACATCCCAACCTTCAGTAAACAGCCCGGCGTCATCACCACTTCCCACACCCACCCCAATCAATCCAAAAATCTCGTCAATTCCATTCCGACTGCTACTGCCATGAATCAAATGGGACATCATGCCATCACGATCAGCAGCAGTCAAGGTGGCACTTATGATGAGATCAACACCATCCTCCTTGACCGTAACACCAACCTTCTCTCCCCAAACAACTGCCTCGTTGCCCTCACCCGCTCCAAAAAAGGCTTCATGTTCGTTGGCAATCTACATCTCGCCTCTAGCGACTTTGGAACCAACTACATGTTCTCCCAAGCTCTTGCTCAACGACCCATTGACCTCACCTCCACTTTCCCCATCGATCTTCCCTATCTTCCCCTTCTCCACGACCCCATTTCTAGCCGCAACACCCGCCTTGTTGCAGGTTTGACCAACTTCAATCACCAACCCAAAGCCTTCAAACCTGGCCGCAACACCCTCCCACCTCACATTCCCTTGTCCCTCATTATAGACCACTTGTACACAACCCCGTCACGTTGGGTGACTCTGTCGATCCACGCCTGGAAACCGACCCACCTTCCCCCAACCCGACTACCCCTCCACACTGACCTCCTCCCAACCCTCCCCAGCGACCCCACTCCTTCTCCCCCACCAAAGGAATTCGCCACCCCAATCTCCCATGCCTACCATGGCGAGTACTTTGATTCCCTGGCTGCCTTCTTCCTGCCAGCCCACGACCCGACCGTCAAAGAAATCGCGCTCAAGGATCAAACCTCCAATCAGTTTCCTTTCCTTGACCGCGAGTTCTCCCTCTCTTGTCAACCCTCGTCTCTCATAGCAGCCATCCACTCCCCTTCCCAAGACCCAACCCTTCTCCCAGCCTCCATCCACAAAAGGCTCAGATTTCGGCTCTCTGACGCCCCTTACCGCATCACTGCCCAAGACAATATTCTTGGCCACCACCTCTTCAACTCACTCTGCCGAGCTTATCACCGCTCCCCCCTCACAGTCGATCCTTTTGACCCTCATCTGTTTGCACAATGCATCAGCATCAATGAGTACTCCCAACTTTCCTCCAAAACCAAAGCCACCATTGTCGCCAATGCTTCCAGATCTGATCCCGACTGGCGATTCACCTCGGTCCGTATATTCGCCAAAGCCCAACACAAAGTCAACGATGGCTCCATTTTCGGATCCTGGAAAGCATGCCAAACCCTCGCCTTGATGCATGACTACATCATCCTCACATTGGGACCTGTCAAGAAGTACCAAAGAATATTCGACATGAAAGACAGGCCACCCCACCTCTACTTGCACTGCGGCCACACCCCTTGCCAACTGTCCGCTTGGTGCACTGAACATTTCCGCCCAACCATCTGCACCACCAATGATTACACTGCATTTGACCAATCCCAACACGGCGAGGCTGTCGTCTGGAAATGCCTCAAGATGCAGCGACTCTCCATCCCACAGCATCTCATCAACCTCCACCTACACCTCAAAACCAACGTCCACACTCAATTTGGCCCTCTCACCTGCATGAGACTCACTGGGGAACCCGGCACTTATGATGACAACTCTGATTACAACATTGCCGTCATCTACTCCCAATACACCATGCAGAACCTCCCCCTTCTTGTTTCTGGCGATGATTCAGTCATTGTCGGCACTCCACCCATCTCCCCGAATTGGCCTGCCATCAAAGACCTCCTTCATCTCAAATTTAAAACTGAAATCACCTCTAGCCCCCTCTTCTGCGGCTACTACCTCTCCCCCGCCGGCTGCATCCGCAATCCCCTTGCCCATTTTGCCAAGCTTATGACTTGCGTCGATGATATGTCTTTGCCTGAAAAGGTATTGTCATATCTATCCGAGGTTTCCATTGGCCACAATCTCGGCGACCAAATCATTCAACACCTGCCGCCCCACCTCATCCAGTACCAATCTGCCTGCTTCGACTTCTTCTGTCGCAATTCGACACCTTCCCAGAAACTCCTCCTCTCTAATGACCCGATTCCAGAATCTAAACTTCTTGCCCTGGTGCACAAGATCAAATGGGCTTCAAAAGCTTTCTTTTCCGAACCTCCTCAAGCTCGCGAATTCTTGGTCAGCAAGTCATCCCTTCCCTCCTTCCCAAACAACCCCAAGGTTTCTGAACTAGAGTCTGAATTGCTTCACTTTTCTCAATAGAAATGGACTCTTCGGAAGTTGTCAAAGTCAAGCAGGCCTCCATCCCCGCCCCTGGCTCCATTCTCTCCCAGCCCAACACAGAACAATCACCTGCCATAGTTCTCCCTTTTCAGTTTGAAGCCACTACTTTCGGCACCGCTGAAACCGCAGCCCAAGTCTCTCTCCAGACTGCCGACCCCATTACCAAACTGACCGCCCCCTACCGACATGCTCAGATCGTCGAGTGCAAAGCTATCCTCACTCCAACTGATCTTGCTGTCTCCAATCCCCTCACAGTCTACCTAGCATGGGTCCCCGCCAACTCCCCTGCCACTCCGACTCAAATACTGCGAGTCTACGGCGGTCAGTCTTTTGTTCTTGGCGGCGCCATCTCAGCCGCCAAAACCATTGAGGTCCCCCTCAATCTTGACTCTGTCAACCGCATGTTGAAAGACAGCGTGACCTACACTGACACCCCCAAGCTCCTTGCCTACTCAAGAGCCCCCACCAACCCCTCGAAAATCCCAACCGCTAGTATTCAGATCAGCGGTCGCATTCGGCTCTCCAAGCCAATGCTGATAGCCAACTAAACTCCGCACCCTTCCCTTTCTGAGGCTGGAATCCTACTTCCCGTTTGACTCACGTTAAAGTCACGTAATTGAGGACAGTTCCTCTCCCTCTAGCACACAGAGGTCAAACTGGGTGCAACTCCCCCCCCTTCCGTGGGTAACGGAAACCA